CCACCTTTGTTAAACTTTTTAGGTTTATGTAGTTGAAAGTATTTATCTCTAAATAATTTTCTAGTTAATACACTATCCATCTTATCTCCTTGGTTGCATAAATTGATAAGTAGAATATGCTCCTAAACCAGCACCTAAAGCTTGAGATACAGGATTAGATCCGGGAGCCGTGGTTGCTGTAATTGTGCTCTGTGTCGTAGGTAAGTTCGTCATGATACCTTTTAAAAATTCTAATCTTTGGAAAGGTTCAAACTGTCTTTGTAATTGTGTTTGCCTAGATGCTTCTAATGCTGCTTGGCCTAAACCTCTTTGTACAGCACCTGCTTGTAATTGACTTTGAATATCTGCTAAACCCATTTGTTGTTGTTGTGCACCTAAAGCACCTAAAAGTTGACCACCTTGTAATTGTCTTTGTCTTTCAGCTTGCGCTGCGCCTAATGCTTGTTGGAAACCTGTTGCTCTTAACTGGCCTATGTTTGCTTGACGTGCTCTTTCTATTTCAGCTCTCTGCACTCCTTCTCTTCCACCACCAAATGCACCTGCTCTTACAGCTTGAGCAGCTAATTGATTTTGCGCAATACCTGCTTGTCTTGTGACTTCATCAGAAACAAATTGATCAAATGGATTAAAGAATTGAGAGATCTGTGGTGCTGTCGTGCCCATGGCTGCAGCCGCTATTCCTGCTTGTACAGCTGGAGCACCTACACCTGTTTGTCCTGCTTGAGTAAATGCTGCTTGCTCTAAACCAGTAGCAGGAGCCACTTGAATACCTGGTAGTGCTACAGGTTCTGCAGCTAGTTTAGCTGCCTGGTCATATAATGCAAGTTTTCTAGACTCTACTCCAGGCGCTTCTCTTTGAATATTTTGTTGAGTTCCTGACGCGGATGATCCCCCGCCGCCTCCACCGCCACCTCCGAATATAAAACTCATATTAACTCCTTAGTATATAAATATCTTTTTACTTTCCAATTTTTTTCGCTTAAAAACTTTAACCAACCTGGTCTAGCATGGACAGCTATTTTTTTACAATCATGTTGTATTGCAAAATTCTCAATCATATCAGCTGCCTCTTCTTGCCATAACTCTCTTTTTTCACCCTTAAGTAATATAACTTCCATTTGATTATAGTTTGGAAGTTTAGTTACTCTTGTGACATACACACCAAAAACTTTATACTTCTCTCCATCATCTGATCCAAACATCATAAACAATTGATATGTGCCAGACTTAATTCTTTTTTTCAACTCTAAGATGCTCATAGGATCTCCGTCATATTTTAATCCTTCTTTTAGATTAAACTCACATAAGTTCCAATACTCATCAACACTTTTAGGATGAATATAAAGCACGCTTACTTCTTTTCTTATTTTAATTTGTTTTGCTCTCATTTAATAAATCGTAAACCCTTTTTAATTTTTTTTGTTGATCATAAAAAAACTCAGCACCCTTTTCTCTCATAACTTTGAAGTTTTTAGGGTTAGCACCAGATAGAATACCTGCACCTAAAACAGCATCTGCTCTAGAAACGAATTCACCATCAGCTAATTGAGCTAACATAGTATCTTCATCTTTATCTCCTGCACCGCTACCATCCTCTACATATCCCTGTGCTCTTACGTAGTTATTAAAATCTTTTTCATCATGCTCTAATTTAGAAGGTAAAAAATTTACACCGCCTTCTTTAAATCTTCTTATTTCTGCTAGTCCGCCTTTCGCTGCGTAAATTGTTGATGGAGCAAATGATTCAGATACTGAAGGAGCTGCACCAGTAAATGGTGTGAAACCGTCGCCTAATTTTGCTACTTGTTCATCGTACGCTTTTTTATAATCCTCTTCTGTGAAAGGAGGTTTTACTTCAGGCTCTTCACCTTCTAATAAACTCAGCAAGGTAGTGCCGGCAAATATCTTCTCACCTGTACCTAAACCTCTAATACCTGTGCCTCTCATAGCTTTTGCTATTTCAGCTTTAGTAGCACCTGCACCTAATTCTTTTCTAGCTGCCTCTTGTGTAAGACCTTCTGTGCCTAATAAACCTTTAATTCCAGAAAAGGCTTGTCCCGTACCTAATCTACCAATGCCTTCACCTGCTGTAACACCAGGAATCATTCCTGCTGAGGCTGCTTGTCCAAAAGCATAAGAGCCACCTCCAACTATGGCTGCATCTCTCAATGCTCTTTTTGTGGATTTACCACGTAGTTTCTGAACGCCAAAAGTGGCTAATGCTAAAGTAAATGGATCCATAATAATACTATATAGTATTACAATATTACCACTCTAAAATTGCTTAATCAACTCATCGGCAAAACATGCTGTGTACTGATGTTCTCCTACATGGCTTATATAATCATTAACTAGACAGTAACATTTACCGCCCATATCTCTCCATCTTTTGCAAAATGCAAAATCTTCACCTAAATAGGTCTTAGTCTCAGGGTCGTGAAGCGTGTCAAAAAAATTATAAAAATATTTTACTTTCTCATTTTTACCATTGATAATATTATCTTGAATGATTTCATACTCTGGATATTTATTAATCATTTTCTCAAACACTGATCTTTTGATCATCATAAAGCCAGTAGGAGAATGAGTTACTTCAATGGCTTTATCCTTGACTTCAATACTTTTTGTATTAGCAACTTTAAAAGGGTATCTATAAAAAGCCTTATATCAGCACATATCTTTTAACGCATAAGGTACTGATATAACATCTTTATTAGCATCTAATAAGTTGAATGCACTTTGTGCTTTAAATCCAATATCCGAGTCAATGAAAAGTAAATGACTAAACCCACTTCTCAAAAAAGCTGATACACATAGATTCCTTCCTTGTGTCACTAAAGAAGATTTGTATAGTTGAAATACTATTTTAATTTTTTTCTTTATTGCTTGTTTTTGTAGTTCTAATAAAGATTGAGTATAATGTATACTTACCTCTGAATGAACAGGAGTAGCTACAAAGATACTTCTTTCATCTAATTTTTTATCTTCGTTAAACCAAAGCGGTTTAGAGTTTGGATCGATGCTCATGTAATAGCTCCTTTTTTAACATATTTTTACTAGTGCCTGCCTTATCCCAAACATTTCATATTTATATTTTATTTTATGTTTTTTGACGAACTCTTGCCATGCTTTAAATTCGCCATTCTTCCAACCAATGTAGCTATGATACTCATCAAAAAGTATTCTAGTGTTTGGAATTAGTCTTTTTGAACTCACTATATCTAGCACCTCCTTAGTTGATTCGTATGTGTCACAATCAATGTGCATTAACGAAACTTTATCTTTATGTTGTTTTAAAAATTTAGGCAATGTTTTTTTAAAAAATCCTTTTATTAATATTACATTTTTATTAACTTTAGGTTTTTCACCTTTTAAAGAAAACTGACCTTTTGCAAAAAAACCACCTTTCCAATCTTCTTGAAATCCTACAAAGCTATCAAAACCGTGCCAAATTTGTTTAGGTTTTTCTTTTGATAAAAAATTTATACTTTTTCCTGTGTGAACACCAAATTCTAAACAAAGTCCTTTTACCTCTATTTTACTAACCGCAATTACCCACCAACCTGTGTCTGTTATTATGGCTTTATTTAAATATTTTTTTATGTACTCAGCAGATTCTTTAGCTGCCTCATGAGCCAATATGTTAAAAGCATAATTCTTTTTAGAGCTTAGATCGTTGCTCATGTAATAGTCCTTGTAAGAATTGTGTCCACTCTGATTTGCGTCTTTCCCAAGAGTAGAAGTTGTTATAAAAGTCTTGTTGTTTTTTCAAAAAATCAGGCACTGTTCCTTTATATAAATATCCACTTACTTCATCAATTGAAAAAGCAAATAATTCAGCTAAATTTTTATAATCCTTTGTATAATTAACATACACAGGCCATTCTGAACACGTTTCAAACAATGCACCATAATTGGTTGTCACCATATGTAAACCAGCAGACAATGCCTCAATTGCAGATATACATGATGTTTCCTCCCAAATACTAGGAAAACAAAATACATCGTAGGTTTGTAATTTTTTTCTTATCTCCTCATTAGTAACATAACCTATGTAATTAACATTAGGTAAAGCTTTTGCTTGTTCATATAAACCTTTATAGTTATCATCATTAGATTTTTTAAACTGGTCTCCATAAATTTGTGTGCTTGAATATACATCTAGTTCTACATCTTTTGTTTTTACAAGTTGCATAGCCCCTAATAACACGTTTAAGCCACGCCATGGTGTTGAATGATAAATAAGTTTTATTTTATCACCTCTAACAAATTTCTTTGTAGGAAAAGGTTCAATCGCATTTTTTATCACAGTGGATTTGTGTTCAGGTATTTTAAATCTCATTCTAAATTTTTCAAAACACCAATGTGAATTAAACACATAAAAGTCGTACTTGTTATGATTGTCTTTATTAGAGAACCACTCGATTAAATTAGGTTGATCATAAGAATTTTGTTGCCAAAGAATATTTATCTTATCTTTACTTAAAGGTATTTTTTCTGGTACTGAAGTAGTTATTAAAAAGTTATCTAATAAACTATTATCAACATATTTGTATAATAGCTGATATTGTAATTCGGTTCCTCCAAGAGGGCTCATTTAGTATCGCTTTTGCCACCGATTGAAGCAGGAGTAATTATTAGATCTTGTTGAAAATCTTCTGCAGTTGTATCTGTGTTCGGATCTGCTACGTCTGCATCAAATTCTGCTTTATCCTTATACTCTTTTCCAGTTCTTTTATGTACAATTTTTTCTACTGCGTGTGCTGGTATTCTTCTTATTTCCATATTACCTTCCTTGTCCTTTATAGCGTTGTTTCTTCATACTCTTTTTTTTGTGTTTATTCAATCTCTTTGTATGTTTACCAGGTCGTTTTTTTCGTGTTTTTTTAGTATAAGTATTAACACCAAATACTGGTTTCTTTTTAGCCATTTTCTTGCGACCTATCTATCTGTGCGTAACTTATAATGCCTTGTAGCTCATTAGCAGTTCCCGCAGTCATTTTCAAAGAATCACCTTCTTCTAAAACTAAAGTTTGATTTATAATGTCTACAACTTCGTTAGCTGGTATAGCTTTATTTCTAATTCTAAAAGTTAAGCTTGCTGAGCTATCTGTAAATTGCACAGATAAATTTACAGGTGAACCAGATGCATTATCAACTTGTATTTGTTTAACTAATAATCTAGCTGAGGATGGTGATGTTAGTACAGTGGTTGTATCTGTAGTGTTTAAATTAATTCCTGCATTTTTATATTGTATTGTCATGATATAAACCAGTTAAAAGTTGATTGCTCATTTTTTAAATCTTGTTGATATGAAGTATTAAGTTGTTGTTTTACTGTATCTAAAGACTGTAAAACCTGTCTTTGATTTTCAGGTTGATATGTCTCTTTTGGTTCTGGTATGTAAGCTGTAATTTTTGCCATTATCTTCTACCATCAGGTTGTACATCTGCGCGGAATGTGCCATATCTCCAAGATTGACCTGACCCTGTGTTTTCAATTTTTAAACTTGCTGCTCTACCTCTAGCCCTTGTGTCAACTTTTTGTGTTGATGATGAAATAGTAAATGGACCGAGAGGCGAGGACGCTGCTGTATCTACAGGAAAATCTTTTAGGTTAATAGTGACTTGTGCATTACCAGTAATTCTTTTAAAGTCTGGTATAAATCTTCTAATCTTTGTGAAAAATTCTCCTTGACCGTCTAAATTTAATTGGAAATCACCAGACTGTATATTTGCTAAGATTGCAGTGGTGCCTGAAGTATTAACTTGGTCTACTCCTTTCTCATGCTCATAAAAAGTTGTTGCCCCGTTAACATTAGTAACTCCTTTTATTGTTGGAAATGATGGCACTCCAGTAAGAGAATATTCTGTAGCATAAGGATGATCAAAAAGTTGTGCATCATAGTAAGTTGTTCTTGCTAGTGAGCCCGTAGTCCACACACCTTCAGTGTAATTAAATGTAACGTTTCGATCAATTACATTTGACCCTGATTTAGGATAATACCATGTAACTTCTCCAAAGAGTGTATTGTAACCTGCATAAACTTTTTTAGCCTGATCAAAACTTATACCAAGGTCACCAGTATTGTTTGTGGTAAAAACAAAATCTTCAACAGAACATGGTAGACTTTTTACAGTACCGTCATAAACAAAAAATCCACCTGAGTCAGCCATCCAGTATATGACACCATCTGCATAAACTAATGCATGTTTTCCTATTAAACCACAATTAGATCCTACTTTCCTTATTGAGAATGTGAAAGGCGGACCAACAAATTGTGATATGTATGCTGCGGTGTCAGTTAAAATAAATATATAGTCTTTACCTTTTACAGCTCCTCTTATTTCAGTTCCATCATCAAGCTGAAATGTACCAGCAGTGTTAGTTGAAGTTGGAGCATAATCAGAAATATCCTCTTGATCTGAAAATCTTATAAACATCTTGTCTTGAGACGCGCTTGTTCCAATAGTAGTTTCAGTGCCTAAATGAAATAGATGTCTGTCTTGGTCAGATACAATTGTCATAACTGACTTTGTAGGGTTGCCAGTTGCGACAGTGGCTCTTGTTTGTGGTGCGTTTGAATTAGCGTTTATTGGTTCCCAAGTAAAAGTTTTACCATCTATAATAGTTGCAACTAGATTTTGTCCAAAATTATCCAATGACCAATCAGCAGAAGGTAAAACCACTGTACTAGCTGAAGAGGCTTCTCCCCAACCAACAAAATTAGCAGTATCTTCAACGATCGATCCGTTAGAGTGGGCTGACCTTGTTGATCCATTAGCACCTCTAGTAATACCTGTTAAATCATTTGATGATTTTCCAGTATAAGTAATTAATTCACCTCCAACTAAAATTTCACCAGTTGTTGGAAATAAGGAGGCATCGGCTAAAGTTATGTTTGTAGCTGAGCCATTGTTACCTTGAGCATCGTCTGCTAAAGACCCATTTAAAGTTGATGATATCGCTCCAGCTAAACTACCACTCCACAATCCTGTTCCATAACCGAAACCAAAAGTTTGATTTAAGTTACCTGGTCTTACGTAAGGATTAACACTGGCTGTACCTGATCCAGCAGCAGTGCCTGTTGAATTAGAGTCCATAGTTATTGTGAAAGAGTTTATGTCTGGAACGGTGATAACTTGAAACGTACCAGAAAAATCTGCATCAACAAAACCAGTCGGGGCAGAGCTCATTGTAAATGTTATTAAATCTCCTGCTGATAGTGTATGGGAGGTTAAATTTACCGTCACTGTAGGTGAGCCACTTGATGTATCAAAAGTTGCACCAGCTATTGCAGCATCTAAAGGTGTAATATCGTAGAAAGCTTCAGAGTAATATAATATTAATGCTTTATGGGTACCTATAACAACATATCTTCGCCCATCTAAATCTGTCCATTGATGTTGAGCTCTTGCAGCACCAACAATCGTGCTTGCAGTTAGTTGCTCCCAGCCACCAATTTTTTCAGGAAGACCATATCTAAACCTTACGTTATCTCCATCAACATATTGTCCCTCAGCAGCTGTCGGAGTAACTTGTTTATTAAATCCAGGTCTTATATCTACAAAACTTAAAGGCATGCCTAATTATACGATATTAAGGTTCAAGTTTCTACTCAGGCTGAGTGAATATCTCAAACTGTAAACTTACTCGTTTTTTTGTTTTACTGATAAGAGGCTTATGATCTAAAAAACCGGGAAATATCAATAGGTCGTATGTTTTAGGTTCTATATAGCTTATCTTGTTTTTGTGTCTTAATTCTATGCCACAGCCCTTCACAGTTTTTAAATATAAAACTCCACACAAAGAACAGGTATTTTTATGATTATGCCAAACCTCTCCTGCATGGTAATTTTCATCAGTATAATAACTCCAAAGTTTAAATGGTGTGTAAAAGACTTGTAAGTTTTTGTAATATTTTTTACAGGACTCTATAAATAAACAATATAGTTGGTCCTTGTACTTGGTAACTACGTTGTAGTTATGGGATCCCTCAACTCTATTCTGGATGCTTTTTAAACAGTCATTTATAAGTTCTTTTTTTATATCTTTTATTTCAGCTTTTAAATTGTGTATGTGATAAATATTATTCTTTGTCATTTCTTTTTATTTTAATAATCCAATCCGTATTATCATATAGATCTTCAAACATAATCTTCTTATTCTGTTTTAATTTATAAAACTTCTTTATTTCATTTACATCTAAAATAATCCAACATTCATCAAAAGCAAAGACCATTTTATCAGCATTACTTGTAGAACTTAAGGTCTGACTGAAAGTATCATCATGCATATCATAAGGTCTGACACAAAAAGACTCAATTTTATTTGATTTATCTTTTAACCTTCCTTTTACATCAATATGTTTTTCTTGAACTCTAGTGGGCTCATCTAAGCACTCTTTAATAAATGACTCAACAATCATTTATTAAAAAAAATACTTATAGAGAATCT